AATTGGAAGAATGGTTGCTCCCTCTCAACATATTTGATTTCGTAAATATCTTCTGTTAGTGGGTAGTAAATGAGATCTCCCTCATTAGGTCTACCCTCTACTGATAGATTTAGTGCAGGATTAGCAGACTGCTCCCATCTCCTGCGTGATACTACAAAAGTAATCTCATCTGTAATCCTAAGTCCGAACTTACTTACAAACTCAGAACCAGCACCAAAACCCTCTACATTCACTAGCATCATTTCAATCATATAACTTTGATTGAATTCTGATTGAATGACTTCTCCTAGAGTTTTATCCTTTAAACTTACTCTAGGTAGATAAAATACATCTGCACCAAACAGTTTGATCTGCTCATCCACAAGATCCTGTACGAGATTCTGTTCTGTTTTATTACCGCCATGTTGGGGAAAGTAAACCTTTTTCATCCGATCATGTCCATTGGGGGCAATTCAAATGTGCTAGATGATTTTGCCATCATCTCGGCAATCTCATTTACTGCATCTGTATATAACTCTCTACCATTCATACTGACACCACCAGGAAGTTGGATGCCATTGAACTTAATTAAGTTTTGACCCCACTGTCTTTTAATCAGTGCTGTGGTATATTTTTTGACAAAAGGATCATTATAAACTTGTGTGAAAGTATCTGGATCTAATGCTCTGTAACAATCAATAATGACATATACATCTTCGTCAAGCATGTCCTTACCAACATCCAGATAAAGTCTATCTTGACGTTGATTGAATCTAAACTCCACGAATGATCCGTTGTTTAGAACCATGTCAATAGTTTCCATCCATTGCTTAACCATGTAGTAGTTAAGCATGTCAAGGGAACCAACTGCATATAGATCGTTCAGAAAGATCTGATACTCAATACCAAATAGGTTATTTCTGATGGCATTACTCGCAAGTCCGAAAACTTTAGAAATTCCCATAACGTGAGGTGGGATAGAGATGTATCTGTTTCTCTCTTCCCAAACGTCACCATTGATTGTTGTGGTAGTATCTGAAGTTTCAAACTTAGTTTCGTCAGCAGCAGTAAACTCATGCTTGAGGTACATGCGCTCAACACCATCATAATGACGCTCTCTATAATATTGCAGAGCATCATCTATAGCGTCTTCAATTTGATCATCGTCTACGTTGATCTCCAGAACTGGGAACCCTAACTGTCTAAGACAATAGTCCCTTAGCTCGGTCCTACTGGCAGGCTGAGCCATACGATATACCTATAGTTTTCCTAGAGGTATTTATAATTTGGTTCTGATCTCATCACCAACAACTAAAATATCCAATTCTGTATTATCGTAAAGTTCTACGGCATCTCTTACATAACCAGCTATTGGTCTTCCACCAACATTTAAAGATGTGTTGAGGAGCATGGGAATTCCTGTTCTCTGTTTGAATGAATTTAGTAACTTATAATAGTGTGAGTTTGAATCAGAAACCGTTTGTATTCTACATGTACCATCAACGTGAGTAATTGCAGGAAAAGAGTCTGATAACACCTTTGTTACGAAGAGCATGTACTCACTAGGAGCAGACCAGTCAAAGTATTTACTTACATCATTTTGTAATACAGATGCACCAAACGGTCTGTAATGTTCTCTGTGTTTTACTTTTTTGTTAATAAAGTCTTTTCCATCTGGTAGAGATGGGTCCATTAAAATACTTCTGTTTCCCAAAGCTCTGGGACCTACTTCACCATGTCCTTGATACCATCCAACAATTTTTCCTTGAGCAAGATACTCGGAAACTTTTTCTATAGTCTCATCAGATGGTTCCGTATCTGGTGCTTCATCAGATTGCCAGAATGGAAACCCATCAGTTGAGAATGGTTCTTGATCGTAGTATTGTCTTAGAAATTCTACGCAACCTAAAGACAATCCTTCATCAGCACAGTGTGGTGGTATATGAATATTTGGGAACCTTGAAATTAATTCATTGTTGATAACAGTATTTTGTGCTACTCCTCCCGTATAACCAAAAGCATCAGTATCTTTTAAATACTCTCCAAAAAATTTAGGAAACAGATCTTCAAATTTTTTATGAGCAGTACACAACCAATCTACAGTTTTTTCAAATGTGGCATAGATGTCAGATGTATTTCTCAGTGTGTATGATGAGAATGAGTCATACAATTCTTGATTGATTTTACCATGAGACTTAAGTCCCATCAACTTACCAGCAAAATCTTGATCATGCCCTGTCATGTCAAAACGATAACCAACCTCTGCAAGGATTCTACCGATAGATTCCATGTTCCTCACAGTTTCAAAAGACTCTAAGTTATTTCCTTTAAAAAAAGAAAATCCCCTTTCGTGATCTCCCCAACCGTCCATGACAATGTGGGTATCAAAATTTCTACCCGAAGTCCAAAGACTTAACGCATGTGCGTAGTGATGATCTAATCTAAAAACAGGACAATCCAGTTCACTAAAAAGTTTTATATTAACCTGTTCAAATAGTTTGTTTGAATCATATGTGAATGATTCGTTTACATGCCATTCAGGGTCTGCTACGACTGCTATAGCATCAATGTCAGTAAAGTTTCCACCAACAAAATCAATTAAATCTTTAACAAACCAAGGATGATCAAAATTGTTATAGCAGTGGTGTTTTACTTGGTGTTTTCTTTCACTTTTAAGATACTTGACATTGACACCATCTGAGTAAGAGATGTTTGAATCATGCTCGTCAAGTCTTATTCCAATAAATTTCATGTCAAATCTGCTTTAAACAAAATATTCAAACAAGTTCTATGAGTATTACCTTCTGGGGAAATTCCATTGTGAACCCAATTTGCTGGGAACAATACTGCATCTCCCGCAACATGTGGTGATATAATTTCTTCACCATCTGGGGTTAGAATACGAGTTCCTGTGCCAGGGTTGTCATTCAAGTAATATATGATACTCCAATGATTCTCTTCTTTAATATCTGTATGCTCTAAACCAATAGAGTTGGAGTGATAATAGTTCCAAAAATATCTTTTCAAATGGACATTAGTGAAAGCTTCTTTCTGCATAAATCCAGTAGTCTTAATTGATTTTTCTAAGACTAATGTTGGAATTAGGTCTGCATAAAAATTTAAATCATCCATGTGTGGATCTACAAAATCATCGTCTATAAAAATCCACTCACTTTCAATTCTTATAGATGAACTGCTCTTGTCTCTATACGAGCAAATAATACTACCAGCATCTGTTCCTCCATGTGCCATTTGAAAGACATCAATCGGTAAATGATTTGTCACCACTGTCCATCTGCTATGTCCCATTAACCTCTTATGTAAGATATTGTTTATATCTCTAGGTAATACATTTTTGAAAAAATTAACCCCATTTACATCAAACATAAGATTCAGACTCAAAAATAATATTAAGGCAACACCTATGATTTAATCCTGAAGGAGGTGTGCCTGTATGAATATAGCTAGATGGAAATAGTACAGCATTTCCCGCCACACTTGGGACTAGAATATCTTCTCCAGTTTCGCCATCAATAATTCTTGTACCAGCACCTTCAACATCATTTAAATAATATACAATACTCCAGTGATTTTTTTCTGTAGTATCGCAGTGCTCTTCAGCACAAGAATTTGAGTGATAGTAATTCCAGAAACATCTTTTCATTACTGGATTTGTAAACCTGTTTCTAACCATAAAGTCTTTGGTTACTACACTTCCTTTAATTACTAAATCCAGTATAATTTCAGCATATAAGTTTAATTTCTCAAAATCTTTCCCAGTTGATACACCACCTTTCATAGACGAAAGTATCATTCCAGAATCCGTGCCTTCACTAAACTTTGAAAAGTGTTTATCTGTAATAATGTTCCATCCATAATGATGGATTAAGTAATCGTATATTGTATCGTTTATATTTGCTGGAAGCAGGGATTCAAATTTAGTAATCATGGTTTAAAATTATAATTTAAGACAAATCTGTCATCAATAGTTGGGGTAGAACTAGCATGGTATATTCTTCCATCAAACACCACACATCTCCCTTTCTTTGGTGTCACCCTTTTCTGTATGTTACTGCTTGAATTGACAATAGAAAATTTTTCTCCCTCTGACAGATTATCTGAAAATTCACCATCGTTGTACGAAGAAAATAAAGTATCTCCGTCTGTATCATTCACATAATATATCATTGTTAAATGATCTCTTTGAAAGTCTACGTGATATTCTCCAATTTCATTACTTTGAACTGGCAGTTGGAGAAACAACCTACCTCTAACTAAATCTTTATCTGGCAATACAGTTTTTGCTGGTTTGGATAATGCATCTGCATATGGAGAAAGGCATCCCTCATCTACCAAAAACAAATGAGCGAATCCCCTTAAGATTCTTTTTGAATGTGGTGATGTAGTGTATTTGTTATACGATAAAGGAAGAATTGTTGAAGTGCATATACTTAGCATTTCATCCTGTATTTCTTCGGGTATGCAGTTATCAATTACTTGTATCATTTAAGTAATCTTTAATTAGTTTATGATTTCTTGTATTAGTATGAGTTGCCAGATATTTTAAAACTCCATTCTGTTTTTCAATTTTCTCACAATCTTCAGTAATCTCAAATTCTGGATCCATATATTTTGGCATTGGTATATACTGCACTAATGGAGTTCCAGCTTTGATAATTTCAACACCATCCATTACATGCCAAAATAATTGAATATTGCAATTTGGTGCTTCTCTTGGATCAAGAGTTCCAGTTGCTGCAGTAAATCTAGATTCACCTCCATAGTGAACATGTGTTTGAAGAAGCACAAGATCCTTACTACATTCTACTGCCCATGGTAGATTAAACTTTAATATAAATTTGCATGTATTTGGTCTATAATCAATATGATCTAACAAAGAATCTGGGGTGTGATATGTAATAAATTCTTTGTCAAATGTTTCCATTGAAGACCATGATAATGTGGTGCCATTATTTTCGGTAACAATTTTAATATCACATGGTGCGTATAAGATATAACCACGACGAGTTATGTCCTTGATACCAGGACACTTTGCTGTAGAAATAATTTGAGAAAAAGGACACTTAGATGTTTTTTGTTCCTCTACATCATCTAAGTATTTTTTGCTTAATTTTTGCAACCATTGGTGCTTATGATCTTTTGCTTTTTTTACTGGGTATGCGGATGCAACTCCTGGATATGTACAGTAAAATTTCACATATGATTTTTTCTTAAACATAACAAATCCTTCACTGGTATTATTTATTTGCCTTCAAATACTCATTCATTTCAAGAGCACTCATGTTTTGCTTGCAAGTAAATTCGCAAAATTCATGGAAATGTTCTAGTTGTTTTTTTAGCATCTCTCTATTAAAACCAGATTCGGTCATCTTATCACTACAGTTTGTTGAATTGATGTGTCCTAATCCCGAAGCAATTTCAATCCATAAGGATTGACCTGCTTGCCCATCATGATATTCCCAGTCATCTTTTCGCAGAACTCTTTTCTTTGCTAATTCCAAAATCTCTTCTACTTTTTTTAGTTTGGGAAGATTATTAACATATCTCCAGAATGGTGTATCTTCTTTTCCACCAGTGTAGTGATATGCAACAAAGTCTCTCATATTATCAAACAGAGTATTACAGAAAGAATTATATTTCTCTCTATTATCTTGCTTAATACATTCGTTAATAAAATTTTCTATCTGTACAATAGTACAGTGGATGTTAGTTGCTTCTAGTGGTTCTAAGAATGATGCAGACAATCCAATAGAGACGCAGTTCTTATTGTAGACTTGTTTTTGTCTACCTGCTTCAAATGTTATTGCTGGTCTTGGAAAAATTAATTCTTCGCCAAACAAATTTTCCACTTCCTCTTTTGCTTCAGACTCTGAAATAAAATTAGAATCATAAACATATCCTCTACCAATTCGGTTTCTTGTAGGAATTTCCCACATCCATCCAGAAGATAATGTTTTCGCTGTAGTAAAAGGTTTCCACTGAGTATCTTCATCTTTTTTCCTAAAGAAAGGAATTGCAGAATTCAATGGCAAATATTTAGAATAACTTTGCCATTCATAATCTGGAAGATTTTTTGCTATAAATTTTGAAAAACCTGTGCAATCAACATAGAGATCTGCGGTTACAATTTCACCCGAAGACAACTCCAATGAACTGATAAGTCCGTTAGACACAGATACATTTTTTACTAAAGACTCGTAGTGAACCACACCAGAATCAATAGAAATTTTTTTAAAAAATTCTCCAGCAGCATAAGTGTCAATATGACATGCTGCAAAATTTGTATGATCTAGATCAACATCCAAATTAGGATCTTTGTTAATGAAACAATTTGTTTTTCCATAGTATGCTTGATATCCACATACACCAGCTTTTTCAATTGGAATATCATTCTCCACACAGTAATAAAAGAAATAATCTATGTCTGCGTGTGAAGTGTGGGAACCATCAATATCACCAATAAAAGATCCTGGTTGTTTTGCCCATCCATCAAAATTGATTCCCATTTTTGGGAGTCCATTACACCCAAGAAAGATATCTTTAAATTTTATTCCTGCTTTCATTAAAGAAGAGAAGAATCTGTATGTTGTAGATTCTCCTACACCAACAGTTGGTATTTCCTTTGATGAAATATTTACAACATCAAAGTCTTTCAAATATTTTTTGAACAACAGTGTTGTCAACCAACCAGAGGTTCCACCTCCCACAATAACAATTTTCATTTTTTAAAATCTAAATTACCAGAAACTGAAACTCTAACTTCGTCGGTAGAATAAAATGGGTTTACCGAATGATTTAATCTACTGGGAAAGAACAAAAGTTTTTTGTTCATGTCATCTTCATGACAATAGTGATAACTTTGAAATTCTCCTAGAAGTCCTGGATATGTAAATTTAAACGCTGCTGGTTCAGGACGACTACATCCAGCAAGAAATTTTTGACTTATTTCATCTACGTACTTATATGGAATATTATTCCACAAAACAAATGAAAAAATCCCCGCATGATTATGCACAGGATTAAACTCGTGCTTCTGTTGATAATTTACCCAAAAAGTTGACAATTTAAAATCTTCAGGACTTAAATTGCCTGTTGGATTTCTTTGTAAATGATATGTTACTTCATGCAATGGTGGAAATGAATCCATATATTGCCTGATGCAATATTGCAAAACATTATTAAAAAACCAGTCATCCTCATCTTCCAGAGAATGACTGTAACTTAGATTTCCAGCAAGACCTCCTTTCAGAGAATGAGGTTTTTCCTGCGATTTTTTTATGTAAGTTTCTACACGATCAAATGCTTCATCATTAAGTGTTAATTCAATCCACCCAATTGTTGGTGGTGGAGTCATAACTTTCGCATTACAAAAATATTCACTCATAATTAAATTAATAAATTAACTTCTTCTATTACCACATCCCCAGATGCAAATCTTTTGTCTGAAATTCTCTGCTGATCCAGTGTAAGTTGAATTACCTGTATTATAATTATTAGCATTATTTGCATACGTGGTTGTCGTATGCGACAAATGTTGGAACAGGAATCTAATATTAAAGTCGGAAGATTTATCGGTAAAATCAAACATGAAATCATTTTCATAATGTGAGATTCTACCTTGACCTGGAGACGGTGGTTGGTGTGTCATGGAGTTATCACCTCCACCATAACCAGAATGACCTAGTTCTCTCCAAGTTCCGTCGTCATTGATTTGCCAATAGAAACGGAAATAATGTCCACCCCACTGACCACTATCTTGTCTAGTTGGCGTGTATACTAGAACTCTGAAAAAGGATCCTGCTGGAATTAGAAAGTTTCCTGTGTTCCAACTATCAACCCAAGATGAGCTCGTACAACTAATATTATTAGTTGTATAAGCTACATATGAAAATGGAGCACCACCTAAATGACTGCCATCACTAAACTGCAGTGACGATCCTGTTAATTCTGCCATCTTTTATACCTATCAATTTGGTTTTGGATATGCATTTTTGACAGCATCAATTGTTTCTCTCCAATTGGTCGTGCCATTCAATTGGTCATGGTAAATCATATCCAGTTGTTCTGTCATTTCTGGATACTCAATAGCACGATGTCTTTGATATACTTTGCTATCCCATTCTGCAAGAAGTTCTGCTACTTTTGCTTTGAGTTCTGCTTTAGTTGGTGGAGTATATCCATCTGTAGATCCTAGAGCATCACCCTGCCACTCAAAATGCTCATCGTCAAGGTTTCTAATGTCAAATCCATCACGCATTAAGAATCCACCCATAAAATTTGGATCCAATGCATGAGCTGCATGAGTAAGACCAGGGCATTGATTTAAGTCTAATACTTTGTTGTGGTCTTCTTCGGAACCACTTCTTGGGTAGAATGACATGACTTTTAATTACTTCCTTACTTTGTATTTATATATGATCAAGCGTCGGTAAAACCTTCAAGAGTTAAATGATGTCTGAATGGTCTGTTCATGCCTCCGTGATACACATCAGTACCGCCAGCAGCAATAGAATTACCATTGAGTGAACCAGATCCAGTATATGAGGTATGTTGGAATAAAAACTTCAAATTAAAATCACTTGTTAATGATGTAAAATCAAAGTGGTGCCAAGCACAATATCTAGTAATAGATCCACAATTGGTATGCATACAAGATGAATAACCACTATGTCCTAGGTCTACCCAACTTGCATCATTAATTGAATAATATAGTCTCGCATACAATCCACCACCCCAAGTTCCATAGTCATCATTTCTACATGGAATGTTATATCTCATCAAAACTTTTGATTTTGCTGGAATAGCATAGTTTTGAGTAGTCCATCCATTTGCCCAGGATGTAGTATATGTATAACTAGTGTCAGTATGATCTTCATATCTGAAGGTTCTACGCTTCATTAAGTCTCCATTATCAAACTGAAGACCGTCTCCTGTGAGTGTAATTGCCATAGTCTTAAACGGGTGCGTCCCCAGTTAAAATGAACTTAGTGTGAAAATTGTAACGTTGCATACTTCCATCACTGCTGCTAACACCAGTTGCAACACCACTGCCAATATTGTTACTAGACATAATATTAGCAGTATTGTCATATGGTGCTCCCTGAACTAAAAATCCAAGGGTGAAGTCTGAAGTCAATGATTCAAAATTAAAGGTAAACGAGTTACCATAATATGAAATACTGTAACTGGAAGTGATCATAACAGATGAATATCCACTGTCTCCCATGTCAATCCAACTTCCAGAGTTAATTCTATATAGAAGTCTTGAATACATTCCACCCCAACTCTGAGTGTCATTTCTTACTGGAACATAGTAATATAAATGACACTTTGCTTTTGCTGGAATAGACCAGTCTGGCGTTGATGTGATGTTGGTGTAACTTCTGTTACCTCCACCACAGGATACTCCAGTGGTAAACTCGTGTGTATGTCTAAATGGTGTACTGCGAAGGGAACTACCATCACCAAAGGTAATTCCCTGTGATCCTAATGTTGCCATGTATCAGACTCCTCTTAATTCGTCAATCTCTTTCTTGAGATCCTTGACTGCCTCAATGAGAACAGCGACAAGGTTTTGGTAAGCAACAGATTTGATTCCGTTGGTTTCATCAATTACGCATGGGACGACTTCTTCAACCTCTTCTGCAACAACACCAATCTGGTGTCTTCCAGACGCCTTATAATCAAACTCAACACCACGTAGGTTCATTACCTTAGCAAGAGCGTCAGTAATGGTCTCTACGTTGTCCTTAAGGGCAATAGAGGACTGTGCAGTAACAGTTCCAGTAACAACTAGGTTATTGGAGGTGTTAAAGGTTGCACAGAGACTTCCGCCAGTGTTAACGGTTACATCTCCATTATTAGCGGTGCTAACATTTGTATTGCCATTACTGATAGTAGCGGAGTCAACTGAAAGAGTTGTCCATTGTACACCAGAACCTGTTGACTGGAGATATTGTCCAGCAGAACCAACACCACCACCAGCAGTAAGAGTACCTGTTAGAGTACCGCCAGAGATAGTCTTATTGGTCAGTGTTTGTACTCCATCTGTTGTTACAGCAGCACCAGATCCACCACCTCCAAATGGAACTCCAAGAACCTGAGTGGAACTTAGAACTTCAACACCATCAATGGTGATTACCTTTCCAGCTGGTAGGTTAATGTTCTCACTGATGTCAAAGCGATCACCGACTTGACTGAAAGCAATTGACTTATCGCCATCAGAACCTGCGAGGATGGTTAGACCACCACCGTTTGCAGTTTCATCTCTAGGACCACCAGCAGAGAAGTTAGCACCAGTTGCAGAACCCGCACCTTGGAATGCCTGATCAATGTCAACGGTTGATCCGTTAATGCCAACAACAGTAGCAACAACAGGAAGTGTTACTGTTCCGCCACCACCAGTAAGTGTAATTGATACACCAGGAGCGATGTTAGTTGTATCGCTTACATTGGTGATCTCTGATTGACCGAATGCAATGTCACCAGTAAAGGTGCCAGTAGCAACTTTACCGAGGATAATATTGCGATCTTTAGTCTCAACATCAACAGTTGCGATTGTCGTTGTTGTGCCAGTAACCGTTAGATTACCACCAACGGAGAAGTCACCATCAACAGCAGATAGATTATCAACATAAGTTTTAACTGCTTGCTGAGTAGGAACTTTCTCGTCACTGTTCTGTGATAGAGTTCCATCAGTAGAGAATTCGTTAATTGATGCACCAAGTTGAGCACCGATTGAACCAAGTCTCAAGGACGACAGACCTGCAAGGTCAAACGCGGAAGCGTCTAGAGTTGCCTTACCAGTTGACTGCTCAACCTTGAAGAACTTACCAACTGAGAAGTTACCATCCTGGTCAGTGGAGACGTAGTAAACACGACCTGGGCGGTCTTCAATGGTCTCGTTAGCAGGTGTATTTGGTGTGAGTGGTAGGAATGGCCAGTTAGTATTTGCCTTACTTCCAGTACCAACGTCTAGGAAGTCGTGTGCAGTTAGACGACACTGTGAGTAACGATAACGAATCTTGAGGTTTTGACCATCGGTAGCACCAACAGTCTTCTCGTCAGCAAACTGGAGAATAGTAATACCAGTTGCATCTGGAGTTACAGTGGTGAGTTTGAAGAATTCGTTGTCAATCTTGATGTAGTCATCAGCAGCAAAGACAATGTTTGCAGCAGCAACACGAATTGTACCAGCAGCATTGTCAAAGTCTTCAATAACTTCGTCCTGCGATGCAACTTTTGCTGCTAGGATTTCAATCGTATCACCGATGCTGTGACTTCCCTCAGAAGTTCCTTCTACTGCACGAGTAATTTGTACGGATTGAGAACCAGGGAACGAAACAATTTGCATCATTTCGTCATTGATTACGAGGAAACCGTTAACGGTCATTCCTGCAATCTGGTCAACCGAGATTACATAAGGACTTCCAGTTCCAGTTGGGATGTTTGCTGCTAGTTGTGCAGTTGACCCAACGTTTGCATATAGGTCTACTGCAGTAGTACCAGTGTGTGCAGCGATGGAAGAACCAAGTCTTGCTCTCTGTACAGTCAGCGAACCTCTACCATCTGGAGCAGAGTAGCTAGAGTTGGAGATAACAAATGAACCAGAGTCATTGTTGATTCCATCATCAACCATTTCAACAGAACCACCTTGGTCTGGAGCAGCTGCTAGACCTTCAACAGTAAGTAGGAATCCTTTCTGACCAGTTACTGCATCAGTATTATTGAGTAGGGTAACAAATGCTGCTGATGTAGAACCAGTAACAACTTCACCCTGAACAAATGTTCCAGTAACTGGGAAGAAGTATAGGTAGTTAGATGGTGACTGGTCACTGATTAGTTCACCGATAGCACCTGATGTACCACCGACAATTCTTTCACCAACTGTGTATGTTCCGTTCTTCGCTGCTTGTGGATCAAGTTCTAGTCTTAGACCCTTGACATTACCGTTGACTGTTGATTCGGTAGCATCAAATCCTCTGGAAATAACACCGTACTTACCATACGAAGAGTTACCAGAAACAGCACGAATCTTACCACCTCTGGTTGTGCTGTATGAAATGTGAGCGTAGTATGTGAAGCAAGAAACAATCTCAGAAGATGCACCTCTCGTTACATAGAAACCAACACCGCCATCTAGAATCTGGGTGAAAGCATCAAACACCATTGACTTGTAGGATGGTGTTGATGAGTTATCAAAGTGTGCGTGAACCGCACCATCAATCATGATACCAACTGCTGCACCACCGATTGAAGTACAGTTTTGGATATATGGTGACTTTTGAATTGGAGAATTGGGATCAAGTCTAAAGTAGACACCCTTGATTGTTGAGGTGTCCATGTCCTGATCATTTCCTGCGGAAGGAGCGAATCCATCCATTCCCTCAAAGATCAAGTCCTTAACGGTAGTGTGAGAACCAACGTAGAACATGGTTGACTCATTGTTAACACGAGTCGTTGCAGTAGTGATAGCAATATATGGTTCAACCTTAGTGGTTGCTCCCATATTGCCATTGCTGATCGCAGTGGTTACAATACCAACTAGAGTTGTGATTGCAGATGCAACAGATGCACAGTATGGAGAAGACGAATCAACAGTGATACTGGTATCCGTAGTCTGTGTTAGGGTGTTACCTGCAGAAACTGTAACGGTCTCATTACGCATTACCTGAGTAGCAATGCTGTCAATGTAGTTTAAGAGGTTTGTATCCTGAGTGTCATCGCCAGTGATTGCTGTTCCAGTGACAACTCTATCGTTTGCATAATCCCAAACTTTATTGTTCTGACCTGCTTTTACGTTATATTGTAGAGCATCAACAAATGCTTCTAAACGTGCTTTTACAGTTGCCTCAGTTCCACCAACAGCACCATCATTTGCAACGTGGCGATGATATGCTTCAGCAGCAATAAATGCTTTGTTTGTTGTAATTAGATTTGCAGCATCTGCATGGGTATGACTTACGATATCAATGTATAGATCGTTAGTATCCCATGCTCCACCTGTTAGGTTAAGTAGGTGGACGTTAGTTGCATAGTCTGAATCAAGGACCTTAGCAGTCTTAGTTCCAGTGGAGTTGGAGATAGTATCACCAAACTTGAGGTGAGATACGTTTGTTCCAAGAACAAGTGCCTGCATATCGGATGCAAGACCAGTCTTTGGTTTGATGACTGAAGTTCTGAGGTTATCACCAATTACAGAAACGAACTGAGGAATCTGGATTGGTAGTGTCTCTTCGTAGACACCTGCCTTGACGTAAATGGTGTGTGGATTGCTTGCAGAAGGAGCATCAGCACCTGTCTTTGCTGCAATGAAGTCACAAGCATGGCGGAGTGAAGCAAAACCTCTAGAGATGCTTCTGCCGTTGTTTGCGTCCGAACCTTCTTTGGTTACGTAGTAAACGGGAGCAGTTGTGCTGTTTGCTTCCCATCTTGGGAGAAGTGGTGAACCACCAACAGTTAGAACTTTACCGCTTGCTTCTCTCTGTTCTGCTGTAGTACCGATTGAACCAGCTGGTAGTGCAATTCTGTTAATACCACCTGCTGCCTGATAGAGAAGGTCTCCAGTCTCTTGTAGAACCTGAGCAGCGTCACCACCCTGGGACATGTAGTTCCAGTAGTTACCCTGAGCATCAAGTTCTGGAGCAGTTGATGCACCAAGTGTATTTGATGTAATACAGATATATGAGTTACCATTTCTGTTAACAACATCACCGAGTTGATAAACAGTTGTAGAACTCCATTGACCATTCCAGTTGAATCCTTCTACAATCAAATCCCAGAATCTGGTATTTGTTGGAACTGGAGTATAGAGTACAGATCCACCTGTTGATGCACCAGTAGTAGCAGAGCTATATGTAAACCCTGTTAGAGAGCAAGTAAGAATTCTATGGGTTCCATTGTAACCAGCAATAGTAGCACCGCTAATAACAACTTCATCACCGATGCCATATGGAACAGTAGTTTCTGCATTGTCAAAGACTACTGTTGCTGTGGTTCCACTGCCATTGATGGTTGCAATAACTTTGGATTCGTTATTTGTGGTTACTTTACATGAGTAGGTATTACCACCATATCTTACAACATTACCTGGCTCATATACTTCAGCGGAAGTATAAACACCTTGTGCTAAGAATCCTGTAGAAAGAACTTCCCAAGAAGTTGTGTCTGTATTTGGTTGAATGCCTGTTGAATTTTGACCAGCAACATATGCATAACCGCCAAATGTGACAACATCTCCTTTCTGATATGCTGTAGTATTACTCCAAGTATCTTCAAATGTCAGACCCTCGGAATATACTGCCCAATAAGAAAAGTTAAAGTTAGCAGATGATGTATGTCCTGTAGTACAGCGATAGATGCTATTTCCGTACTTGACTAAATCATTAATGGCATACCAAGTATTAATAGAATTGCCAAAGGAGTCTACACCACCTTGCCAATTTCCTCTATTCCTGATACCTTCAGTATGGATTTCCCAGTTGCTAAGGTCAGAGGAATAGAAAGAAGTTTCCGCAGCTGCGGAAGTATGGTTAACTACACAAACATACGAGTTTGCACCGTACTTGACAATATCGTCAATAACATATGCAGTAGACGCGGACCATTCGCCACGCCACTTAAACTTCAGTCTGCCGAGTCTAAAATCTGCCATTTTTTAAATCCTTACTTAGGTCCTTGAGAGTTGTGATCATATGATTTATTTAGTCTTGCGACTAAGTAACCATCATCATCAATGAAATATGTCAAGCGTCTGAAATCAAACCTGAACTGTTGATATTTATCATCTGGGTCGTTTGTGTATTCTCTTGGTGCTCCTTGAGTAGCGTCAAGATATTCAACACCTTGGAGGAAATCTGTGTATTCCTCACCATCAGTTCTATGAAAATCAAATACTGCGTCTTCTGTGGATCTTGCCACGGTATAGTAAAGCATACCGTCCTTATCTCTTCTTAGAGCGTGAACGGTAAAATCATTTGATTGAGCAACAATCTGACTAGATGCTGCTGTGCTTGCACTGAGATATAGACTCATGCTAGGATCCTCCAGTAAGTTCCATCCCAAATAAACTGAACGTATAATCCAGCGACATCTAGAACAAATTCAGAATCGGTATTTCCAAATTTATTCAAAAATTGCTGTCCACCACTTGTTGTTAACGTAACATTATTTATAGCCCAGGTTGCTTTAAAATCAACCAGTTCTAACATATCCCCAACATGAGGAATTACGCCAGCAGATTCATACGGCATGTTCAAAGTTAATGCGGAAGCAGAGGTATCAACTAACCACCTGAGTCCGCAAGATAAATTACCATTTGAATTTACAACTTCCCATCTCGCACGTTGGAGCTCAAACCCTCCAATATCACTACCATCATGTATTACTGCTGTGTTTTTATCAGTATCAACTGTAATTTCAGCAACTGCTCCAGTAAATAGAGCGTGTTCGGGAGTTGTGCCTTTTCTAAACTGTACCTGAGTGGTCATTGTTTACGCACACTTTTTCTCAAAAGTATTTATCTAATTAAAGTATGCTATAATTACTATGTGTATCCAGAGAAAAATGATTTCTGACGAAGAATACAAAAAACTCTTTCCTAATCTTACTAAAGCTCCACGAGACCTAATGGCAAAGTGGATGGAAGCAGGTTCTAATGAATTTGCCGAAGATCAATATCATGACGACCCTACTAAACAATGGGGAGAAAAAGTACGAGTTTGGAAGAATTCATTTCCAAAACATAAAGAAGTGACGTGGAATGACATTATCCCTACATTACAAGCTGAATATACAAATGAGAGTATTCGGTTTTTAACTCCTGGAGTAGAACATGTCACTCAGAATGAAGTTGAGGGAATCACTACTAAGCATCCTGACGTTGATGCGGTAGTATCAAGAAACAGACATGGTATGTTTATCCCTACTATGGTTACACATACATGCGAATTCTTATCCGACCCTGTAAAAGAATGCACACTAGAAGCAAAAGAAAAGATGGGGATTAATTTTCTTCATATCTATACTTCTATTCTTCAGGAGTCTTTTATTTTTGGGAGACATAATGATACCATGTCTGTTCTTATCGTTGCTGCAATCAATGATATTGAATATTCTTTTGACGATGGATCTTCTTATGTTCTAAATCCAGGAGATGCTATTTTTATTCCCAGGGGCGTTTACCATAAACCAAGGGTATTTGGACCGAGAGCAACATTTTCTTATTGCTGGCATTATTCAAGATGATTACAAATATATTTCCAATACCAGTTTATGAAGAACATCTTGAAATAGATAATAGTTTTTTGATTGATTCTTTAAACAAAGTTCCTCAAGTCAGATACAATAGCGACAACTCTTCAACTACAACAGCAAGAAGTATTCTAGAGTTTGAACCATTTTTAGAATTAAAAAATCAAATCCTCACCCATTCCAAAAAATTTATTTTTGATGAACTTGGATTTTGTCCATTGGAATTATATGTAACTAGTTCTTGGTACAACATTCACCACAACGGAGACTACTCTCAACCACATCAACATCCAAATTCTTTTTACAGTGGTGTTTATTATCTAGAGATTCCTGAAGATGATAGTGGAACTTTTTATTTTATGAAGTTTCATAATACTGTATGCAGTGAGTCATTTGCCCCAGACATAATGGTTCCTTCGCCAATTACTTCTCAGAAAGTTAATTTCTATACTCCCCCAGGAACACTATTAATTTTTCCATCACATGTTTGGCATGGAGTAACACCAAACAATACAAATGAAAGGAGAGCAACAATTGCATTTAACTTGCATGTCAGAGGATTGGTGTCTGGATTAAATACAAAATATCTTGAGCTTAGATAATCCAGACATATACACGAGAAGGTTGGAAGAGTTGTACTTGGACAAGTGCAATTCCAGAAAGTTTGAGTGAACCAGAACCTTGGTAACCAGTTCTAATGAATGATTCATCAACATTGTTGATTGCGAATAGGGTTCCTGTGCTTTGATATGCACGGGAACGAATATCAACGGAGTCACCAGTAACATCAATGTTAACGAATGGTTGCTCTGCAAATGTGAGGAGAGGATCGCCGCTTGTTCCAGTGAAGGTAAACTTGCCTGCTGTTCCAAGTTCTCTGAATGTTGTTCTCTCCGCAATGCGTTCTCCTGTAAAGGAGAAGAGCATATCTCTTTCTGTTGGATTGAA